CTCTGAGTAAGCTCAGAGTTGAAATGGATATTCACTGAGGCTAGAAACCCTATGATGGCGTACCACGAGGTCTTTTCTTGCAGTCGATCAAGAAGCCATTGCGTGAAGGAGTTCAGTTTCATCTCGGTATCTGCCAATGCGGGCCATCGGGGAATTTCTTCCAATCCCCGCCCCAAGTAATATCTACGTCCAATTCTTTAGCCGCCTGCTTCATCGCAGGGGCTAGTTCTCTGTAATACTTCCAATCCCAACTTGCCTGCCCATCTACGAGTGGCGCTATGTCTACTGCATGGCCTGTGAGATGGTAGGAGTTCATGGTTTTGGATGCGCCTTTGGCTACCAGATATTGCTGGCGCTCTTTCGTCCGTAAGCCTTCAATCACTACGAAATCAATAGGTGTGATCTCAATAGCGCGTTTGACGACTTTCACCAAGTCAGGGTGCACCCCTTCAAGGCGTTTCAAGGACTTAGAACTTAAGCCAAAGGCCATCTCGTTACTCCTTACGCTTCGCTTTCGTCAGACTTTACCTGCTCTTCAGCCTGCTCCTTGATCTTTATGACCAGAGGAAACGCCCCTGACTTGGTAGGTAGATCACCCAACACAGCCAGAATAGCGTTGACTTCATCGACGGTAAGGAACAGAGATATTTCTTTCATTGTGCGGCCTTTTATGCTCGTTAGTTAAGTATCAGAAGCGCCGTAGTGCTAGTTGCGTTGGGGAAGCTCACTGTAAAAGTGCTGCTAGTAGACAGATAGGTTCCACCAAAATTGAGCACGAGGACAGCAGGCTTTCCGACAGCAGAGTCATTATAAATCAAAGCACCTGCGGCGGAGAACGACGCGCCCATCCATGAAACATCAGAAAAATCAACAAAGCTAACGGTTCCTGATGCTGTAATAGACTGACCTGTTAACGTCTTTCCGCCTGTAGTATATCCGCTTCCGTTGGGAACTTCACCTGTAGTTCCGGTATAGCTCACTGTAGCCGAGTCAAGATTAGCCATAGACGAGTACAGGGCAATTTTGAAAGTGCTTCCGCCAGAAGCGAAGTCATGCACCCCGCTCAGCAGTTCACTTTTGAATGTAGATACGACAGTCTGGTAAATAGCCATTACGTCACCATATCCCTAACTTGCCCTCTGCGGTATGTATCGCCACGATCTTTGCCATCGACTAGCTGTTTCAGTTCTGCCAGAGCTTCTTGGAATTTAGCCTGATAGGTCTGGATCAAATCCGCTTCCCCTTTCAGGTAAATATAGGCTTCTGTTATAGACCCCCAGAGAAGTACGTTCGAGAAGTTCTCTCCCAGCCAGCTAGTTCCTGCGGTTACAATGCTCTGCGGGTAAGCGTAGTAATTCAAGACCAAGGAGTAGGCACTGTTTGGGATTGGCCCAAGAATCATCTGAGATGCGTTGTTCAGCGCATAGGCAACGGGGAGACCGCGAGCGGTCTGGTATGGATAGGCTTCAGTGATGTAGTTAACATCCTTGTTCAGAAGGTACACGTAGCCTTCTGTGGGGCTAGACACTGCCAGAGAAAACATCGACAAAAATCCCGTAGGAAGCGTCAGATATTGGCTTCCAGCAGTGGCCGTAAGCGTAGCAGTTTGCCTAGACGCAGGCAGTTGCACCGCATTGTTAACAATGACCTCTGTGTTTTGGACAAAGTTAGGTATGTTAGCAATAAAACTTGTCTCATTGACCTGAGTGTATTGCTGAATAGCGGTGGACAACTGCGCGTATGTTAAGCTCATCTTTAGCCCATTTTGCTAGATGCTTTAGTTCCTTTAGTAGCAGCGCCAGTACCACGAACCTGTACAGTTTTTTCTGCGGTCAGTTCTACAGGATAGCCGTTGCCTTTAGGGGTTTCTACTTGTTTAACACCCGCGTACTCAGCGCTGCCTTCTTTATGATCGCAGCATACAGGTTTGGATTTACGCATTACTTTGTCCTCTGATTTGCAACGCGGGCCAGATTACGGCCCATTTTCTTAGCTTCAGCAGTGGTGACACCGCCCTTCTTTAGACCCTTCATGGACTTCTGCGTATCATGCTTTTTGTCCATTGAAGATTTCTCCCAGTCAGAAAAAGACATCTTGTGCTTTTTCGCTAGTTTTTTGTCTTGGGCAACGTCTTTAGCAGAACCTTCCCATTTAGTCTTAGCCATCTTACTAACCTCGTTAGGTTTCAGAGAATGAATCGAATTGTGAAATTATAACACTATTGACTGTCGTTGCTATGGTCTGAGTGGCGACAGGATTCCACGCAAACAACCCTCTGCTGTCATTCAGGTTAGTGTCAGGACGAGGGTTTCTCAGGGCTTGAGGATCGTTAGTTGCCTTTTGAGCACCGATAATGCCTACCCATAATTGCGGGTGATCTGGGTCCCAGCACGTAGGGCAAACCCTTTGATTGATGACCCGACCTTTGACAACATAGGTTCGCAGTTTCTTAAGAGGGTATCTTTGGGCGCATCTATCGCATAGCCCTATGGCTTTTTTTTCAGAAGCGAAGTTCTTAGACATTACCAGCCACCGCTACCAATCCCTACAATCCTCGGCACAAACCTTACTGGTGAACGATCTCTGTCCTCACGGCTAGCAAGATCAAATGCTTCGTCATACATCTGCTTGAGCATTGGGGTTCTGTTCGTAGCACTGACTTCCTTCAAAGACAGGTAATAGGAAAGGCCAGCGATCAGTGGTGGCATGAAACGAAACGGAATATCCATCTGCCCATACCCCGGCTTCATGGCATCTCTGATACGCCGCAGTCTCCAGTACACCAAAGTGTATCCCGTCACATTCGCAGTAGGCCACACTCGGACAATCGGAGTCGGTGCTTGCCTGTCTACATAAAGCTGAATAGGTCTACCCTGTGCGAGTTTATTGGGTATAGTGGCGTATGTAGGCACCGCGATGCGTGAGATTTGCAGGTCAACCTGATTGTACTGACTGCCTTGGTTTTGGCGTATTACATGCTCTATCAGGTCAACAGTATCATTCGGCAGTTCATAGGCAACCTGCCCGACATTCAAAGGAATTTCGCCCTGCTCGATAGTCCAGAGGTTCAACCCACGATTAGCCCACTCTTGAAAGAGTAGATTCAAGCTGCGCCTAGCAGTGCGGAATTGGTAGCCGGTACGAACCTCGACCCCACATCGCTCATAGGCTTCTTCAATGATTTCCGCCATGTCTGGCGTCCACATTGCCTCTTCAGACCGAGAAGCCACGGCGACAATGTAGGGAGAAATGTACGCCCACTCGGAGGCACGGTCTTCCCAAAATGTAGACACATCAGCCCAGATCGGCCCCGGTAACGTCCAGATGTTGCTGATCGTAACAGGGGATAAAAGATTGCCCCCATTAAGAAGGATGTCGTAGCTTATTGCCCCATTAGCTACCCAAAAGTGTATGTTTGTAGTAGTTATGTTGAAGGGGTTAGCCAGTGGTATAGTTAACGCTTCGTCTTCAAAGATAGGAACGGCAAAGGTTGTGCCGTTGTTTACCACTCCAACAGACACAGGAGACCCTAGCAACCCACCGCCTTGCGGCACCAAATCGAGAGTAAAGTAAGTTGCCATAGCTTTTCCTAGTTAACAATTCCAAGCACGCAGACTTTTATTTATACGGCTGTTAGGGTCTTTAGCTGTCTTAGCAGAGGTATTAACCTTTTTCATACCCTTCATACGGGAGCAAAATGACTTACGCCTAGCTGCGTCTTTTTCTGTTTTGGGTTTAGGAGCGGGGGGTTTCAGGTTCATGCCCTGAGCTTTAGCACTAGCGCGACCCTTTGCATTGAGGCCGCCCTTCGGATTCTTACCTTCTGCTCTAGTCCATGCAGGTGATTTAGCCATTATTTCTTCCTCGCAGCTCTTAAGTTATCAACGAGATTCGGATACGGACGACCTGCTTTTTTAGCCATAGCCTTGGCCGCAGTCTTTTTAGCCGAGCTTAGTTTCTTCGGTTTGCCCAATCCTTTCGGCCTTGGTTTGTCCCAGATTTCTTTAGCCATTAAGACACCTGATTGACGGTTACGATGACAGCAGGGGCTGCCGGATATGACGGGCTTACGCTAGGCGCATAGGTTACAACGGAAGTATCTCCATTGGTAGTTAACCATTTCATAGTGACTTTATTGGATGTTGTCAGCGTCAAAAACACATTAGCAGCCATAATTACTGCTCCGGGTACTTGCCCCGATCTCGCCGCCGTAGTTGCCCAACTCGCTGTAGAGGCTATATTTGCCCCATCAAGTACGAACCAAACATTGCTAAAATCTTGGCTGTTACCTGTGTTAAATAGTTGGATGCTAAAAGCGAGGTTGTACGTGCCTGCTACTGCTACCGATAACTCATTTGTCGTAGTGTTAAGCGACACACCATTACTGAGATCGACTGTATTGATCTGAAGCAAAGTAGCCGTGTTTGCTGTAGCAACCTGCGCTCCTCCTACATAAGCACCAGCCGTATGTGTGCTATCTACTGAACTATTTACCCCGCGAGTACACCCGGTAAACGAAGTAGCTGTAATACCCGTGTACGTGATAATCTCGTTACCAATGATGAGTGCACCAGTCGAAGAAAAACCTGTCGTGGAGACAACTGGAATAGTACCAACAGTACCGTTAATAGTGCTTGTCAGGGTAGTGGTATAGTCGTAATGAAACGCACCGTACTGAGTGTTTATGTCAGATGGGCTAAGCGCTTTCCATACAGGTGCAGCAGAAGCTGCACCTGTGCCGGTCTGAGTCAAGAATTTCTGCGTAGTGGTGGTGTTGCCCGCCAGCTTTGCTAACGTGTTCGCAGCAGAGGAGTAGAGAGTATCCCCCAGCGTGTAGGTTGTTAGGTTGGTACCACCTCTGGGTATCGTGGCAGGAGTAACGTCAAGAGCCTGCCCAACAAAATTGGTTACTGTCGTTTGAACATTAGCCCCAGTTTGAACCAACGGCACAATCTCTGTACCCGTGAGGGTAGCTGCACCGGGCATTGCTGAGATTTTTGTGTCAGGCATTGATTAGGTCTCTAGGTAAATTTTGCTGTCGGATTCTTGCAGGACGTATCCTGTAGACTCCATAGATATGAAGGAATCAGTGGGGAGCGGTACATATGTGGTGTATAGATCAACAACACCGTGGTCCCCTACGTCATCACCAAAATCACTATAGGCATTAGCGACAACGCTAATCGCCGTTCCTGTCGAAGTGTTTGCGAGATTGGCAACGCCTGTAAACCCTACATACGAAATAACGGCGCCTGTTGTGCCCCAAGGCCCAGTGCCCCAAGGCCCAGTACCCCAACCACCCACATAGGGCATTAGGGTTTACCCGCCTGAATCAGCGTGAGAGTAGCCGTACCACCCCCTGAGTTTACTGTTAGGCGAACTTGTAGTACAGGAAAAGCATAGTTGCCGTCCTGATTAGTGCCTTTACTTGCTATGGTTGGATGGTCAAACCATGTAGTACCATCGAAGGTATGCTGCACGGTGTAGTTAACAGTGCCAGATACCACAACGCCAAACCCTACATTGAACGGAGAGATGTAGTAGTCTGTGACTATTGGAGAAGTTGATCCTGCGGCTGTCTGTGATCGGACTTGCGGTTGCATGTTTTATCTCTGTTGGGGGTTTTGCACAAATGATGCAGTTGGATTACCCTGAATCTGAAGCCCTTGCTGTGGACGATATTGATTCAATCCTATAGGCTTATTACCTTGCTGTAAAGGCGTCTGCGGCTGCGTTACAGGCTGCCCTCCAACTCCGCTATCACTCCCACTGCCGTCAAAACCCATGTTCGTGCTTGGGTAATCCCCTCCAGCATTAGGCCCACCCGTGTTGATAACAGGAGGTGTTTGGCTTGCCAGCACAGGCATAAAGTCCGGTGGTTGGGTGGGCTGGTTTGGCTGCCCCTGCTGTGGATACTGCATGAAGTTCTGGTTAGGGGAGGCAAAATTATTATAGCCAGACTGCGTATTAAACTGCCCCATCGGGTTCTGCTGATTCAGCAGCTCGCCTATATTCTGTCCTCCCCCAGCCATTACACAAACCTTCCTTTAGTATGCCCGCGTTGCGCTATGCCGTCACCACGGCTTTTGACAGACCCGCCCTTTTTGAAAGTCTGCCCGCGAGGAGTATTTTCATAGCGCATACCTGATGGCCCCATAGAAGCACGGGCGGTGGTGCCCACTGCTACAGAAGAATCAAGGTTTGGATCATATCTATCGCTTGCCGAACTTTTTCTAGCACTTGCAGAGCTGGTGCTAGCGCTTTTCACTGGGCGTTTTACCGGCTTAGTGGAAGCGGGGGTAGAAGGTTTTGCTTTAGAACTATCCGCTGCGTTAGTATCCCGATAGCGTTTAAGCTCAGTGGTGTCAATAGACGACCCTTTTGGCGGGTATTCAGAAACTTTCACCGGGGCGCTCACGGGCTTTGCCGCCGCAGAAGATGCACGGGCCGAAGTCGCAGGTTCTCTATATCGCTCCATTCCGGTAGCAGTGGGCTTTGCAGGGGAAGATTTTTCCTTCGCTTTCAACCCTTCTCCCGGATAGTTTTTGGGCTTATCTGATCCTTCTCCAACCGCAGGGCTGTAAGCCATAAGCCCCAACCCGCCGAGAGTGCGAGAGGCCATTCTTCCTATGCGGGAGGTCTTAGGCTCAGGGAGTTTTTCCGGCGTTGCACTGACTTTTCCGGGAGTTTTACTAACGGGGCGGCGCGTTTTACTGTACTTTTGATATGGTTTAGCCATAATACCCTCTTAGCACATTTTGCCTTTGGTTTTGCCTTTCTTAGCAACACCATCAATAGAGCCGCCCTTAGCATAACCCTTACAAGAACCGCCCATTTTCATGCCCGGAATAGCTCCGGCGCTCATAGCGGGGCCGAGGCTTGCTCTGTCCATAGGCTTTTTGACAGACATCTTGGTCTTTTTCATGGAAACATTCTTAGCTTTCATATCATTTCCTCTGGCTTTTTTCTGTATTGCGGCAACTCCGCGTGAAGGTCTGGTCATTGTTTATCTACCTTGCCGTCTAGCTTATCCATTATCCGGTTGAACATGCCTTTGATCTCAGCAATCTCAACGCGGTAGTCGTCTTTTCTGACGTAGCTTTCATGGATAGTTTGGTTGGTATCCTTGATGTCTTTCTGTAGCTCTTTGATAGCATCCCAGACCATCTTGAACAACCAACCAAACAAAGCACCGACCAGTGCGATAACAGCGTCTACTATAACTTGCGGTTCCACTGGTGTAACCATTTGCTAACTACTTACGGAGTTGCTGGGTCTTGTGAGCCATCGCTAGCTTTCTGTGCATAGACAACGGTAATGAATCCCGCACCTGCAACAGCAGTGGTGCCTGCCATAGTGATAGTTACCGCCACATCAGTAGTGCCAATGTTAGACATAGCCGTGAGCTGCGCTGCGGTGAACGTAATAGTCTGACGGCCAGCAGTAGGAGTGGTAATCGCCGTGACGTATTTATCAGCAGTGGTGCCGTCGCCAACAGCCAGCGTCGAGCTGGTAGTGAACGTAGTGGTTACGTCAATGAAGATATTCAGAATCTGTGCACCAGCAGGGAGGACGCAGGCAACAGAAGTAGTCAGACCAAGAGAGGCTGACTGTGCGAGAACGGCAACGCCGGTATTATTGCCAGTACCGTAACGAACAGTACCAGAGCGAATTGGGCCAGAGAAGGTTGAAAAAGCCATCGAATTTCCTCATGCACTTGCGCCTGAAATCGTGTGCTAGTCTGCTGGGCCAGTCTGACAGGCAAAATAAAAAGTCCCAGATTTAGTTTTCTTATACTAGGGTTTTCGGTGCGTGTCAACTAAAAATTTTAAGTGGTCTTTACCCACTACATATACCCCAGAAGCGGCACTTTTAAGGAACTTTATCCTAGCTTCTTCGGCTTTTTTCATAGCTTTACCCGCAGCATTGGGGTACTCCGACCAGTTTGAAGGCCACATCAACTGTTCGCCCGCTTTAAGAAACTGGGCCACGTTATCCGCAGTAGCTTTCTTCTGGCTCATCACCAAGAAATTTATGCCCACACTTGCACAATTTATAAGAAATTTTCGCAGAGTATTTTCTCCAAATTTTCTGTCTTTGAAGTAGCCTACTTTTTCTTGTGCGGCCATGATGCTGGCGAATATGGTTTTGCTGGGAGCAGTCAAGGCTTTTGCTTGCTTGTTAACCGAGGTATTAGTGAAAATCGTGTACAAAAACTCATAGGGATAGCCTTGTACAGAGCCAGCAAACTTGTCATCCCACGACCCTTCGTAGTCTTCAGGCGCAAACAAACTTGCGTTAGATTCAACATCACCCCCCGCGCCTTCGTACCAAACACCGTATTTACCTGCTATGGCTTTAACCTTTCTCTTATCGACTTCAGACAAAAATAGGGGCTTCCCATGTTCAGCGCCGATAAATGCTTTATTACCTTCAAAAATAGTTTTGTTCATAATTTTATCCAAAGAAAGGGGCCGAAGCCCCTTCCAAGTCCTTGATTTACAAGGTTTAGCCCTGCGAGCCGAACATAGCCAGCGGGTCACTCCAACCGTACGAGTACCTTTCACGAGCCTTGTAACGGGCGTTGCCGGTATCGAAGTCGCTATCCATAGAGGTAGCCAGAGCAGCACGAACGAAGTGCTTCAGGCCGTTAGGAACGTCAGTCTGCAAGAACCAAGCGTTCGTGTCGGTCAAGAAGTGGTTGATGCTGTAGCCGCCCGGAATAGAGCCGTTGTTAACCAGAGCGTTGATGTCGTTGTCGGTGGTGCCAACACGAAGCTGGGTTTCCAACAGACGGGTAGCAACGAACTGAAGAGCCGGAGGAATAATCAGCTTCTTCGGTTTTGCTGCGATGAGCAGTCCACGTTCGTCAGTCCACAGAGAAATCTGAATGACGGCGTTCTCAAGAGAAGTTTCATTCAGGTCAGTGGGGGTAGAAGGTACGTTAGACAGGGTAGAGCCATTGACCAACGGGTGAGCGTTGCTGAACAGTTCTTTGCCATCACCACCAACGTAGTTGCTATTGAAGCCATTGTTGAGCACGTTAGCGCCCTTGACTTCCTTGGTGTACGCCATAGCACGAGCCAGTGCCTTAGTATAACGAGCAGACAGAGAGTCATACAGGTTATCTTCTACAGCTTCCTCGGTCAGAGAGAAGCCAAGAGCGATGGTTTCGTGGGTGTATCGGGTAGACCATGCTTCCTGAGCGGTGTCATAGGTGATAGCAGAGCCTTCGTTCTTTACAGGAGCAGCGCCGAAACCGGACAGCTTCTGTTCTTCTTCAAAGGAACGGTCAGAACTTTCGATCTCAAACAGTTCTTTCCATTCTTCACCATAACGTGCGTATTCCAGACCGAACAGGGCGTTCAGGCCGGGGAGCAGTTCTTTAAGTAGTTGCGCGCGTGAAATAGCAGCCATTGATAATTACTCCTTAGATGCCTGTAGCCTGACGATAGAAATGCAGACCGAAGTTATACGTAACCAGAACCTGCGTAAACGATCCATCAGACGGTAGGGCACTTTCCTGCACTACGTCAATAATACGGAAGGGCAGGGTGCTGGTGGTAGTTGCAGACGCAAGGTTTGCAGACACGGTGCTATTGCCAGAGGCATTAACGAACGTAGCGGGCTGGTAGTAACCGATGTTGTTACCAACATTGGACTGAGTAGCCGCAGAAGAGGTGTACTGAACACCAGAAGCATTGGTCAGAGTTACCTGAAAAATGGCATCCGGGTCATCTACGACAACAGCATAAACATCAGAAGCAGTGGTGCCTGACACCCAGTTCTGAGCGTTAAGCGTATATTTCAGCCCAGAGGTCTGTGAATAACCGCAACCGAGGAAGACACCAATGACCTTTGCGGTATTAAAGTCAGCCTTAGCACCAGCAGAGGTATCAACACGAACGGCCTGACCGTTAGCGTCAAGAGCGACAAGATCACCAAAACCGATGTTCTGAGCATAACCAGAAGCAATCGGGATGTGTCGGGTTGAACCCGCATATACACGACCACCCAGCAGGTTTACCGGGAGGAAACCGGAGGGGCCGGGATTGAAAACACTAGGCATAGTAAACTCCTAAATAATTTTAAGCGGCCCCGAATAATCAGGAACCGCGACCGAAAGAAACCTTTGTCCTGCCTTCCTTAAAGAGAGGCATACGCGGGTCATTTTCACGTAAAAAGTTCTGATCTACTGCTTGAGTCTGAGCGTGAGTTGCGTTTTCATAGTACGCCTTACGCGCCAGTGCGTTCTCAACAGTAGACTTACAGAGCACGAGACCACCAATTTCAATGATCCCTGTGGCTTGCAGCCCAAAAGCGGCGAAATCTGCCAGCATTTCAGGATGATCTTCCGCTTTGCACGGTTCCCATCCTTCACGACGCGCCTTAGCCATATTAGCGGGGTCGGCTTGGCCTACCATAGATACACGTTTCCAATGAAATACATAGCCGTCCTGTGGTGCGGGAGTCGGCAGATCGTGCGCGGGCCTCCAAGATACTTGACGTACCTCATCTTCCCGTGTTTCATTGGTTCTTTGTTTTCTATCTATTTGGATATTAGCCATTGCGCTGCTCCAGTTTAGCGACGTGTTTAGCGTATTCTGCTAATGGAACGCCGAGTTTCTTTGCTAGGGCCACTTGATGTGGATTTAGCGTCACTTTCCTACTTGCAGTTGACCTGCCAGCAGGAGCCACGGGGGACGAGGTTCGCGGCTTTTCTTTCGTCTTTCCAAAGTATTCAGGAAATACATCCCTGATGCGTTTGTCGATAGTCGCATAGTATTCATCTGACTGCGGATCGACACCCGAATTTACCAGCTTAGAGTGCAAGCCATAAGCCAAGGAGGTCATTTCCTCATCTGCACCGAACCAAGGATTTTTGGAAGCCCATTCTTCCGCTCTAGGGTCGCGTACAGGCGCTTGTGGTTTCTGCTGCTCTATATGAGGTTGATTATATACAGGTTGTTGTGGCTGTTGTAAAGCATTATTTTCACGTTGCTCTACTTCAGGAATAGGAGGTCTAAACTCGCTCATTCTGGACTTCTGAACAGCTACGTCCTGTAGCGCTCTTTGTGCATCCAAAACCCCTTCCGTATCACCTGACTCATAAGCACGACGGTACTTGTCTTCAGCCAGCTTCTGCGCGTAGTCAATCTTGGCTTTTACTTCATTAACGTACTCTTGCTGCCCCCAAGTAAGGGTCTGCTTGAGCTTTTCGTTTTCAGCAAGAATGGCCTGCGCCAGTGCTACCGCTTCGCTATTCTGCTTTTCTAGGGCTTCTTTAGCGCGGCGCTCATCGTGATACCGATGAGTAAGCTGGTTGAATCTTTTCTGAACGCCATCAGAG